ACCTGAGTCTGTCAGTGCTATCAATGCGGCCACTGATGAGTTCATGGAGTCCGGTAAGTTAAGCGATGAGACCTTTGAGTCCTTAGAGAAATCTGGGTTACCAAAGCAACTTGTTGAGTCTTACATTGCAGGACAACAGGCAATCGCTGACACACAGGCTAACGAAGTCTATGGGTCTGTTGGTGGTCAAGAAGGTTACCAAGCGATGGCTGAATGGGCCACAGAGAACCTAGACGAAGGTTCACTCGATGCGTTTAATCAGATCGTAGAGACTGGCACTGTTGATCAAGCTAAGGTGGCAGCACAAGGCTTGTATTCACAGTTCCGTGCGGCCAGCGGGGGAGCCCCTCAGTTAGTCCAAGGTCAAACCACTGGGCAGTCTGTTGTTCCCTTTACGTCTTCGGCTATGGTCTCGCAGGCCATGAGTGACCCGCGTTACAAGCAGGACCCAAGTTACCAAGCTGAAGTTCACCGCAGACTCTCTGTGTCTGACATCCTATAATAATAATAATAATAAACCCATGAACCTAATCAACTACATCGTAGACAACAAAGAGACCCTCATCAGCACACTTACGGCTATCGTTGCGGCAGCATCAGCTATCGCAGCGTTAACCCCGACGCCTGTTGACGACGGTTGGGCTGCTAAGCTCTACAAGGTCGTTGATTGGCTCGCTCTTAACGTAGGGAAAGCCAAAGACAAATGATTGGGTCTATTGTTAAGTTACTTATAGCCTTCCCTTCGTTGGGGAGGCTTTTTCTTTCTATAAGAGATGAATACACTAAAGAGCTTGTTAACCGCAGGCACACTCGTAATCGCATCCTTATCAACAAGTGGGTGCACGACTCTGAGACCCAGCCGGATACCCGAAATGATCCAGAGGCTTGAGCAGCATAACTTTGATGCTGACGAGAAGAAGACCATTGGGGAATTGTTAAATTATATTAATACACTAGAGAATGAGCTGTAGAGCGTGGTTTAGTGATGACGCACAGTTACCCCCGGCTGACCCAGTGTTAGCCATATGTGTCGGCCATAGTCGATACAATGACATGGGAGCTGTGGCGTGTGACGAAGAGACCAACGAGTGGACGTATAACCTCCAGGTCGCTAAGTCCCTAAAAGAAGAACTTGATGACGCTGGTGTTCCCTCAGTGATTGTCCACGAGTATACCGGGAACAACTACGCAGAGTCTATGGAGAACCTGAGTGTTGAGCTCAGAGGACTCAAAGTTAACGCTGCGATCGAACTACACTTTAATGCTGCGACACCTGCGGCACATGGCAGCGAGATGCTCTACTGGTATAAGTCTAAGAAGAGCGAGAAGTTAGCTAAGTGTCTCCAGGATCAAGTAGTGAATACCTTTGGTGTCAAAGACCGCGGGGCTAAGCCAAAGACAGCGAAGAGCCGAGGCGCTAAGTTCCTAAGAGAAACACATTGTCCTGCCGTGATCACTGAGCCGTTCTTTGGCTCCAACGAAGAAGACTGGGAGATGTTTAAAGACAGCTTTGACACCTTAGGTTCTTCTTTGGCAAAAGGATTTATTAATTATTATAACAATGAAAAGACAGGGAGTCAGCTTACGCAAAGAGCACAAGTCTAAGAAGGGAGGCCTCACAGAAAAAGGCCGTAAGTATTACAACAGTAAGACTGGGAGTAAACTTAAGAAACCCCAGCCTGGTGGTGGTCCCCGTAAGAGATCGTTCTGTGCACGCATGAGCGGCGTTAAGGGCCCTATGAGAGATGAGAACGGTCCTACGCGCAAAGCGTTAGCACTGCGGCGCTGGAAGTGTTAAATATTTATGTATAATAAAAACAAAGTTAAACGCAAAAAGCTTCGGATCAAAAAGAAGAAGTGAAAGAACAAGTAACCTTCAGTTGAAGCATGGCTAAAATATGTCCTAAAGGAATCTCATGGGCTAAGCGCAAGTTCGATAAGTATCCGAGCGCTTACGCTAACATGGCGGCATCGAAATACTGCAAAGACCCTAACTACGGTAAGGGCAAGCGGTCTAAACTTAAAATCAAAAAGAAACGTGGGTGAACTAGCAAACTGGCGAAAGCAGAACTGGGTCCGAATAGGCACCGACGGTAAAATCAAAGGACAATGCGGAACCTCAAAGAACAAGAAAAATCCAGACAGATGTCTTCCATCATCGAAAGCGAAAAGCCTGAGTCAGGCACAGAGAGCCTCCACTGCACGCAAGAAGAAACGTGCTGGTGCGAAGGGGAAGCAGTTTGTTGCAAACACACAGGCGGCGCGTGTGAAGCTTCGGATCAAGAAATAGAGCTCGAAGACATCGCTAGGGTCGTCTTTTTGGACCACGCGCAAGACTTAGGGAAGCCCCTGGTCTGCACTGTCTACGGAGTCATTGAGCATATAGATAAAACATTTATTAATATTACATCGTGGCATCCTACCTACGAAGACGACGATGACACCAACAGAACCACTTATACTATCATCAGGAGCTGCATAAGACAGCTAGATGTATTTAACTAAAATTTTCCCTGAGTCTACCAAACCGAAGTAACTAGACTAGTAACCACCAAGCCCGATGCGTCGGACAACTTGCGGCGAACAGTAGAAACTAAAGTCCACAGACGAAAGAAACCAAAACTATAACTATAACTTATTATGGCACTATCTAATAATCCCACCATTCCGGGTAAGGTGAATGGCACTGGGGCACGCGCATTGCCTGCTGGCGCTTTGTCAGCTGACGCAGCGTTGTTCCTTAAAGTATTCAGCGGTGAGATTCTCACTGCGTTCAACGAAACGAACGTAGCTAAAGACCTCATCATGACTCGCACTATCTCTAGTGGTAAATCTGCTCAGTTCCCTGTTACAGGTAACGCTGAAGCCAAGTATCACAAAGCCGGGGATGACCTCCTGGGCTCTGGTAACTACTTGTCTCAGATTGCTCACAACGAGAAAGTAATCAACATTGACGACATGCTTGTCGCTTCGTCTCTGATTCCACGAATTGATGAACTGAAGAATCACTATGACCTTCGTTCTATCTACTCTGCTGAGCTTGGTAAAGCGCTGGCTAAGCGTATGGACATTCAGATCCTTAAGACGTTGTTTGCTGCTGGTCTCACTAGCACTGCTAACTACACTGGTGGACCTACTGGAACCGAGCTTACTGGCGCAGACACTCTGACTGCTCCTGGACTTGTTGCTGCACTCTTTGACTGCGCGAAGGCCCTCGATGAAAAAGAAGTCCCATCTGAGGACCGCTTTGCTATCTTGACTCCGTTCCAATACTACAAGCTACTCACTGCTGATAGCACAGCGATCAACAAGGACACTTCAAGTGGCTCTGCTGACGCTGCTAAAGGTAGCATTGTTGAAGTCGCTGGTATCAAGCTCTACAAGAGTCCACACATTTCTGGTGTTCAGGTTGCTGTTAGTGGGCAAAATGCTGACGACGCAAACGTAGCGAACTCTCCGTTCTCAGGAACTGCTGTGGCTAACGACGACGCTGGTTACAACGGTGACCTTTCGGGTGTTCGCGAAACTGGAAGTGGAGAAGATGACAACGTCGGCTTCGTTGCTGGACACTCGTCTGCTGTTGGTTGCGTTAAGCTCCTCGACCTTGCGACTGAGTCTGAGTATCTCATTGAGCGTCAGTCTACGCTCTTTGTTGCTAAGTATGCAATGGGCCTCGGCGTTCTTCGCCCTGAGTCTGCTGTTGTGGTTAACACCACTTCATCTGCTGCTAGCTAATAGCACTCATTAAATTCATGCCTCGTCCTCATTAAGTTGGGGACGGGGTATTTTTTCATTTTATTAATATTATTATGCCACTCACTACAGAACTCGAAGCTGTCAATACGATGCTGAGCACCATAGGTGAAAGCCCAGTGACTCAGATCACTGTCACTACCTCACTGCCTATCTCTGCGGTCACCGCGATCACCGTGTTAGACGAAGTTAGTCGCGAGGTTCAGTCAGAGGGATGGCACTTCAATACGGTCAATAAGCAGACGCTTAGCCCTAACAGCAGC